TAGCCGAGGTAATCGTCCCTGAAATAACTATATTGACATGTGACGCATGGTTAGGGGTGTACTCCCGCATTACCAGATCAATGTCTAGTCGCCGGTAGGATAACCAGCGTTTCTTTCCTGAACCCGCATTGGTCATTTCAATGAAGGTGCGACCTGGTTCGTCATCCGTAGGCGCAAAGAACATGTCACCGAAAGTTATGTTCTCATCCACAATCCAGTCGAATGGACGATCACGTCTTATTAGCTCGATAAGTGCCGCACGGGATGTAAGGTCATATGGAAATCTGATATCAGCCATACGTTACTTACCTTTTCAAATTCAAATACATAGAATTGAGTTGCACGACGGCATAAAGCCCCGCCTAGGCGGCGGGGTCCTGAACTGCTGACCGTGTACTGTCATCAGTGATTATGAACTTCAATAGATCGAAGAACTCATGGATCACCGACTTGAATACGTCAGTTAATTCGGGGGTTATCGTAGCATCGCTATATACGACTGCCAGCGCCATCACAATAGCGACCATAGCGACTACAGCCGACGCCAGAAGAACCGTCTGCTTGTAAAGATCGGTACCACGTACAACACCAAGCGGATGAGCCAACAGCATGGCCTTCTTCGCTTCGTTAGTAACCCCGTGGATCTTACTTAGAACAATATACCCCGGAGTATCGCGGGTTATATCGCTGCCCTTCTTACCCATGGTGCCCAATACTATCGCGCGGATAGCAGAGCTATATGGGCTTTCACTTATGGGGTTTTCACCAAGTGAAATAAGTGCCTCCTGCAACGTCATGGTTTTTCTCCAATGTGGATTGTTTCTCATACCATTCTTTAATCGCCTGCAACTGATCGTTACATAGGCCGACTTGTAGAGTTTGTTTTTCCCAATGATCTTCAAATAACAGAGCTATCGCTTCCCAGTGACTTTTTGCTTTAGGGAATGTGGTACGTGAATTTAAGATAGCTTCAGTAGTCGGTGGTTCGTTGGGTTTACAATCAGTGAGTAGTGTCTTCGGCAGGGCACGTGTCTCGATCGTGGTATGCTCGGCAATACGTCCGGCGCATCCCGTTAACAAGAACATTGATAGCAGCAGCATTAGGGGTGGTGTCCAGCACGACAGGTTTAGGCGTGGTTGTTTTTGATACATTGGCTGGAACATCGACAATCTCCTTTTGGGCGCTATCCGTTGAAGGGACATAGCTATCACGAGTAGTGAAATACTCTTCGAGTGTAGTAGCGGTATAACCAGATGCTTCTTTAATCTTTAGCTCACGCTCAAAATTAAACTTGAATAACACCTCATCGGTTATTACAGAAACCTGCTTCTCTCGGTTTAGTTGTTCGGTTAGTTCTGTATTGTGAGTTTCCAGAACCACGTTGTTTTCTACTGTTGTGGTATACGTCTTTACAAGAGTATAACCCATCCCTACCGCAATGCATACGGCGAATATCCCCACCCATTCAAACCAGGGCAGCTTCCCTAATATTTTAAACATGTTATACCCTGATGTAAGCTAAAGAAAAGCCTCTGTCCGAAGACAGAGGCACTTATGCAGTTTACAGACCACGGGGATTTGGTTGCAACAGCTTCATAAGCCAGTAACCAATAGCAACCGCGTCGACACTGTGCTCGTCTAATTCCAACAACTTAACATCGTGCCAACGTATGTCGGTTCGCTTAGCTAGTGCACGGGTAACATCTAATTTGTCTTTAGACTTACCAATGATACCAGCTGCCTTTTTAGCAGACGGTGGGTCTACCATCAATAACGGCATGGTTGGATCGTAGCGGTACAGCACGTTACGGATAACCGCGACACACTCTACAAGAGTAGCAAACGCATCTGCGAACTTACCCATGTAGTTTGATTCAGCCACCACGACATGTGGCTTGAATTCAGCCAGTATATCTTCTAACGAGTCGTTTAAGTGATGCAACCGAGCAATGCGATCGGTCGATACATGACGAACAGCGTTATAGCGACTATCACTATCAGGAAACTTTAAAGTAAATGAATTATGAAGATCAAATACTTGTTCCTTAAAATCCCACGTCCAATACGCGAAACCCGTGTTGTAACTCCCAGGGTCGATGGATAAGACCCTGAGTGGTTCGTCGCTTTCTGGAAAGGTAAACAATTAACCCAGCCAGTTAACGCCATTCAACGAGTTGCTACCGAGCAATGGCTCGGTGTTACCAACGTCAAATGCCAGGGTAGCGCCGGTGCTGCTGTAACCAATGGCATGGTGCGTAGAGATGATCACGTTCAACTGGCAAGCAACTGCTTCGTTAAATGTGAAGCTACCGGCACCACCACTGGTTGCTTGTACAGACATATCAACTGCCGAACAGAAACCCAACTCAGAGATAACGGGACTACGTTCAGAACCAGTACGCACGCGATGCGCGTTAACCATCTCGGCGATCTCATTTTCGGTAAGACGAATCGAAATGATGGCCGAAGCTGAGATAGATGTATCACTACCCAACACTACACCGCCAACACCAATTTGAGGTGGGGTTGGATTAAGGTTGTCAGTATCTGGAACATACGGCTCAACAACTGGAGCGCCATCCACGATGCGAATACTTTGCAGACTCGCAGTAACGGTGGAGTAGTCCAACCGCTTACCGTAGTAGGCAATGTAGTTTGTACCATTGTGCGGTTCAATGCGCCGCAGACAGTAGTTCTTACGAATGTCTGTCGGTAGATCGTTGTCAGTGGCCCGCAACACAATTGGTATCAAACCATACAGCCCGGCATCTTCGGCGTCGTGAGGAATTGGGATGATTTCATCAGAACCGTCTGACGCTTGGGTCGTCGCGTGCCCTCGGTTACCGAATACAAGATACTTCATTTTTGGCAGACTGCCTGCGGGTGGGGTAAGCCCAGCCTGGATGCCAAGACGTTCGTTGAGCGTCGTGTTTGGGATCATCGTAAACGGCAAACCGAGTTTCTGGCAGGTCTGTAAGTAAGCACCATATGCGGTTCGGCATACGTGAATAATCTGGTTGTCAACGGCTGACATGTTCGTTCCTCTGGTAATACTTGATGAAATGGTTCTGTATGATTGTGCTAATAAGTTATAAAAGCCCTCCCTTAGTGGGAGGGCTTATGCCTTACGCAAACGTTTCAAGCTTGCCAAGAACCATTGTGTTAGCCCACAGAGCATCAAACTCAGATGGCTTCACTTCGTGAACCTTGGAGATCTTGAAAGCAATACCTTCACCAGCATTGAGAACAACCTTCTCACCACTGATGACGATATTCTGGCCGTCCTTTAATGCGTGTGCGATGATGACCGATGCAGAGTCACCCTGGTCAGCCCAAGCATCCATCTCATCCAGGAAACCGCCGTTCTTTGGGAACTCGATGAAGTAACCAACGAGGGCCTTTGTATGCAGCTTATTCGGAAACGCGTCTTTAAAACGCTGACGCTGCTCAGGAGACCACTTGAACCAACGGGTATCCTTGTAAATCGACAGCTTGGATTGACCACTAGCGCCGATACGCATACGGCTGGTTGGACTTTTGCCAATGCGACGACGGAAACTTGTAGCGAATGCAGGACTGAACTCACTGTAGAGTTCAAGTAATGCAGCTACCGATTCAGCTGGAAGCTTCGGTAGCACGATGTAATCAGACATACTGACTCCGTTATTCATAAAGGAAGATGGCTACGTAACGTAATGATCTCACCCGTGGCACCGCATGCGGCGCACTCACATCGCTAAAACAAACACCCATACCCAACACGTCAGGATGAAACACACCTTCTATTTCGATACCGTCGCCATCTTCACACAGTGGAATGACGATGTTTTTGCGGTATCGTTGGATGTCGATGTGTTCCGGCATCCAGTCACCTGGTTTATACCGGTTGATAATCGCCTCAGCCAAAAAATAGCCAGGGAATTTAGGTGCTAGTGATCGGAGTAATACGTTAAAATCCTTTGGTTGCTGTCGGTCACCTAAGAAATCGTAGCTAGCAAGCACACCTTCGGTAGTTGGGCGACTATTTATCTTGGCCCGGTGAAACCACCGGGCGTCATGCATTGCGCTTAACCGGTGTTTAAGATCGGCACATATCTCGTTAGAAAACTGTACCACCGGTAATGGATTTGGGACCGTAGGCTTCATGCAAACCACCTTCAAGTTGTGCTTCTTGTTCAGCGTACTCTTGATCACGAGATACGTAGACAAAGTCGTCGGATTCGAGGTAGTGCTCTTTACGCAGTTTGTTTGCCGCTTTTACTTCAGAGATGTAATCATTCATCTCGTCGAGTACAACCAACGCATCAACCAACGCTAAATCGGGATGGTCGTCGAGGATCGACTGTACAACCCGACCGAGTTCAACAATGGCGTTACCGACGTTGTTCAGTTGGTTAATCACCGGATACCGCTTGGTGATCTTCTGTTGGGCGGCCAGGTCCAGTTGGGACTCGAACATCATCAACGGGGCTGAAGCGCGATTCACAACTTCGAAGTCCGGGTAAGTACCGCGCACTTCGTCTTCTTGGAAGTCGAAATTTTCACGCACAACGTAAACGTAGAACTCATTGTTCAGGGTAGCTGGATCTACATAACCCAATACAGCAGTATGTGCACCACTGAGCTTGTTGAACTGCAAGAGAACCCTTGTGCCACCAACCGGGATTGCGGCAACGGCACCTGGAATGGAAGTAGTGTCTTGCAGAACAGGGGTAACTGAATCAGTCATTTGTTATCTCCAACATTAAAGAAGCCAGGCAGCCCAACCACCTGGGTTACGGATGAGGAATTTAACTTCTTGTAGGTACCAGGTGGTATGCCCTGCGATAGGACTGTAACCGGTAAATACAGCTTTAGAACCAACTGGGTAGTTGGCAACGTTGCCGAAGTTAGTGTTCAGATAGTTAATGGCCGTGGTGGCGTCATAACCTGCGTTCGCTACCCGCACCGCGATGATCTTGTTGCGGTTAATTACAGCATCCATTTCCTGGATTAGCTGCACGTAGCTTTTCCAGTTACCATCACCCATGAGGAGTGTTTGGCTGTTAGCAGTACCACCACCCAACACCGCGTTACCAAACAAACCCTGTGTTACCTGGTCGGATTTAAGATTGGCATTGCAATACGTTTTCCATTGGGCACGGGTGTAGCCGAATATCTTGGCACTGTTGTACGCTGGGTCTTGTTTGTTTAGACGCTGGTCTAAACGCGTGGCGATCTCAGAATTGGAATACGCGCCTACGTCGATGGCGCGTGTCCCATGTGGGTTGTTAAAGTTACCAACGTGAGCGTTCAGATGCGGGATCAGAACTTCGTTGATTGCTTTAAGCCCAGATTCAGGAGTCGAGTAGTACTGATCCAAAGCAGCGTTAAGACTTTCTGAAGCCAGGACCATACGCCAGTTCTGGACATTACCCAACCCTAGTTTGGTCTTGTCGTCAGCGTGCGGGTTTGCCATGTCTTCAGCGTGGACACGGAAGAGTTCTTTCTCTTGCTCTAACCGCACCTTAGCCTGATCAAAATATACAGTTGTATAGTCTTCTAATTCTTGAACGATAGCCTCGTCGTTCTTTTCCAGAAGATCACGAACCCGGTTCAAAACGGTTATCGTGTTATCACAACCGTAGAGCTGCCAGTATTCGTCGTGGTGCTCTGCCGCGTTAAATGCGGTAGGTTTGTTTACCACATCTTCCCAGTCAGCTCTGAAGTTATCAGGATTAACCGCGTCGAGCAATGCTTCTAACTCGTTGGCATTAACTCCGAAGTTACCACCCACCGCTTGGTAGTTGAGAACAATCGTGTTACTGACTGCCGCATTAATGATAACGATGAACGCAAAGACTGCCTTAGTTGTTAACTCAGTCAGTTCACGGTACAGATAGGTGGTCGTATAATCGACACCAAATACCAGAGGGCGAGCACCGTCGTAAAGCTTTAGACTTTCATCAAAGAAAGCACCAAACCGTGGAAGTACAACTCGGTGTGGTTTACCATCCACACGGATCATAGTTCGTGATTCATTCTGAATACGGTTTGATACTTTTGTGCCTTTGAGATCCAGTGGTAATTGCGTAATCGCAGACATCATTGGTCTCCTTAGAGTGACTGCCAGTTTACAGCATCAACTTTTACCCAGCACTGTAGACGCCAGGCCGACCGAGATTCCGATGCGTTACCGTAGTCCCAAGCACCACCATAGTAGACCATGACGAATGCCAAGGTACCTGGTGTCCAGATAACGGTATCGGAATAGGTTGCCGCCAGTACTGCGGCAATGTTCTGGCCGTTAGCTGCCTGAAGATACGCGATCTCAGTACCGCGCTTAGCCAGGTTAGCAATCTCAGTAGCTAAGTTGACAACCTGGTTATTACCAACCAAACCAACAAAGTTGAATCGGTTGTTATCAGCGGTCAAGCGGTGTGGGTCAACAGTACCACTGATGATCTGCGCAGCATCCATATTGGATTTGACGTTGTTGATCAGACCGTCCCAATCCAAACTTTCCAAGCGAAAAGTGCTTACGGCTGTAGCGATGCTATCGAGTTTCTTCAGAAGCTGTGCTTCAGCTTCTTGGATAGTCAACGTATCCGCTTGTGCCGCAGTAACCCGGTGTGGGTTATTTGTCAGAGTCGTATGCGCCAAAAGGTCAGCGATGAAGTTGACGTCCAACATCTGTTTAAAACGTTGTACCGTCAGGTAACGTTGTTCCGAGTTGAAGCCCCGGGTGGTCGCTTCTATTTCGCTGACTACCGGATAGTTCTCAACGAAGTTAAGACCAACCTGAATTTTGGTGACCTGGTGCGGGTTAGAAGCTGCCAAATGCTGCTGTAGCAACAGCTGGAGCAGATTAAAGTCAACATCAAGTACGTCCATACGCGAATCAAACTTTAAACGCGTAGCTTCATATGTCCGAGCTGATATAGAAAGCTTTGAAGTGGTGATAAGGTCGATTGTGTCAACCATACCCTCAAAGCCATAGAGTTCCCACATGGCGTGCATGTGCCCACCAACTTCAAACGTATCCGGCTTACCTTCGATGTTGCGGTAAGTTGGGTTACGTGTTGGGTTAAGCAAACCAGCAGACATATCCGCAATAGCAGATATTACGTTACAGTACTCACCGCCAACCATACTGGCATTAACGAACATCTCATTGGTCATTTGTGGATTCAGTATGACAATAACTGAACACACTTCTTTACCAGTGACGACTGTAGCCGCCGCATTACCACCGACACATTGGAAATCAACGTCAGGTACAAGTTTGTGTCCTGATGAATCTTCGACTTCCACCCCTTCGGTGTAAAAGAAGCCGTGATCCAATACGAAAGTGCGATACGTTAGTCCGGCCTGTTTACTCAGGTCATGGTACTCACGCAATACACGGTTGCGGTGCAACTGCCCGGTGGGGTCAAATGGCAACGCATAAATGACAGGTGTCATATTTAAACCCCTTAACCAAGAACGAACCAATCTGTCTGGGAGCGGAATGCCGCACGGAATGACCAGTAGTTTCTACTGACCACGCCGCCATTGCCGTATGCCCATGTCTCAGTATTCAGTACGTAGAAGATAACCACTGTACCCCATGGGTAAGCGTTCCAATCGGCAAACGTCGTACGGATATTCGCTAACCCGGTTGTAACATCACCCTGGTTACCAGCCCAGTATATCTCGGCACCGCCACCTGCTGTAAAGAAGATGTAAGTGTCTGAGAACTGCACCCACTCACCAGTGGAAGCTAGGAACTTACCAGCCGTAGGTGGATTAATACCCAATCGAGCCGGCGCAACCTTGTTCACTGTGAACTTAGAAGCATCCAGATTCAACCGCATCTCGTTATAAGCTGAGAGTTGCGTTAGGTCAACTACACTACCAGGGTTAGCTGAGGTTTTACCCATTATCCCGTTAGCACCAACCGCCGTACCAAGTAATGGAAGTCTGGTATCGAGGCGTACATCCAAAGCTGCTTTTAAATAGGTATTTAACTGCGCCGCCGTTGGACTATGTGTCGTGTACTTCGCAGTGATGTGGTTATCGAGCGGCAAGTCGCCAAACTGGTCCAAAATATCGAAAACACCACGGGTGGTCAGGTAGTGCGCAGCACTGGTACCTGCCTTAGCCACGGTCGTGTTTGCAATCGGATAGTTCTGTAACTGGTCTAAGCCAATGTGTGTTTTATCCAGTTGATGTGGGTTTAACTGGCTGTTGATGTGTGCTGCGATCTGATTTTGAAACCGATCGATAAATTCTTGATAGCGCAGACGGATATTAGCCCGTTCCGTATGTTCAGCTACACCGTTACCAGAAGTAATCGAACCAGTAAGTCGCTCTACCGCTGCGTTGAGATTACCGTAGTGATGACGTTCCCAACGTTCTTCCTGTAACTGCCCTGGCTGCCACTGTGGCTCATCACCAACATAACCAGCCCACAATGGTACGGCACCAGGAGCCAGGCCGTTGAGATAAGTAATCGTGTCATCTTCAACAGTCAGAGAGAACGCGAAGTCAGAGCCAACCATCTGTCCACCAACCAACACGTGGCTAGTCAGGGTATGGTTAAGGATTACCACCGCAGAACAGATCTCAAGACCTGTATATGCACTCGCATCAACGTGCTTATACGTAGCCACATAGTCAACGTTCGGCTTAAGTAGTTTAAAGTCCTTATTGTAAACCTTAAGGCTTGCCGAATAGAAACCACCCTGGGAAAAAGAAACAACACGGAACGGTGTTGTACCGCGTGACAAAAGCAGCTGTTTTTCACCTGGTACCAGGTTAGTCGGACTGCGTCCGGACAAGTCCAATGGGTACTTGGAAATTACCTTAGGCATCTTTAACTCCGAAGCAAAGATCCAAAAAAATAAATAGAGTAGGCATGGCGCCAAAGCGACCATGCCTACTCTGACCGAACTTAGCTATCGAGATCAGCGATCGTAGCGTCGAACAGAGTAATCAACGGGTCATAGATATTTACCGTTGAGTATTCGTCTGCACGCTTCGGCGACATCACCGTGTTGTTATTTGTACCAGCAGCGGCTTGTTCGGGCGTAGCTGGAGCACGGTTTTGCACCTTACCCAAACCAACGTCGAACTTATCCACACGATGCGGGTTGCGCACATCCAGCAAGTGCGCCTTGATCTTCGTTACTGCTAAATCAATCTTACTTTTCTGGGTTACGTACAGATCACCCATGGAAGCAATCAGTGCGCTCATAGCACTAGACATGCTCATACATCACCTCTCTATTCCAGTCCAGAGCGTTACCTGCGGCGTTACCCCAGAACTCGACGTTGAAACGAGTATCCATGACTACGGTGAAGTCCTTACCGCAGGCAAAGTCACGAACCGGAATATCAAGTTCTGCTTCGTTTGCTTTAAGAACACCATACCAGACGATGGCACCAGTATCGAGTAGGATACCACTGTGGTTATACGAACCACCGATGGCATCTGGGTTACCAGCCGGAGCTACGAGTGCGTTAAACGTCACACCAGCAGAACGGTCGATCGTGTACACCTTGACCACGTTTGGATCAGCACTCAACTGATCACCGAACATGGCGATCAAATGGGTATTGCTAATAACTAGGTCTAACAGACGGTCTGACAGACTGGCAGTAGTCCATGCCGCTATCAATGCGTTAAAGGCTGTCACGAATGCTGGCAGGCCATACGCGTAAAGCGTTTTGGTCTGGTCAGTATAGACAACCATTTCACCGGCTTGAGCATCTTCGAGGTTACACCAGACATCAGTGCTGGTTGCACTAAGTTGCAATGCGTTAGCCGCACCAGAGGTACGTACCAAACGACCATCGTCACAACGAATGTAGATAGCTGTTTTAGTAGCTACGATCTTATTCGCTTTGTTGGCGGCAACAAACCCACCACCTGTGGCGTAAGCAGTGTTTGGAACCAAAGCACCCGCGACGTTGCTCTTCGTAATCGAACCATCGTTTGCAAGGGTCAGTACGTTGTTGTTATGGATAACCTGAGCACCAACACCACCGAGAACGATCGGTGGATACGTTAGAGCAGGTAGTGCTTTCAGACGAGATTCACCGTTGGAATCAACTACTGAATAACCCATGTCACCAGCGTAGATTTCGGATGGCCGGATACGGTTTCGATTGTTGTTAAGTAACTCAACGTCGGTATCGAACGTCACACCTATCGAGCTGATAAGCGCATTACCGTCACTAACCTTACCAGCAGCCTGGGTCAGCATTGTGTCCATTTCAGTTTCCTCAACTACGAGGTTCATGAATTGGGTCAATGTGTAGCCAGCAAACCGGATAGCATCGCCATTACCACTGGCCAGGATCAAAGCCTGAATTTCAGCAGTTGTCAAGGTACCAGTTTGAGCAGCAGTTACTTCATGTGGGTTATCACGGCGGGCAATGAAAGTAGCCAGCGCTAGTTCGAGGTCATCCAGACGCGCTGTAGGCATCGTTGCTTGAATTAACAGTGCAGTGGTGTACGGCGACATCAAAACAGTGTTATCGAGCGGGTTGATGGCTTGCGTGACATTTGCCAGTGCCATGTTCGGCGTCAGAGCCAAACCAACCTGTGCTTTAGATACCCCGTGTGGGTTATCAGTACGACTGGTGTGTGCACTGAGCGGGATCAATGCAAAGTTGTTAATGGCATGGTACACAGTTCGCGGGGTGGAATAACCACTAGCGAAGTTTGTGTTCAATGCTTCAGTCAGGGAAGCCAGTGGCAAGTTTAGAACAGAACCTAAACCTACCTGATCTTTGGTTACGCCGTGCGGGTTATTCCGAGCATCGATGTGACTCTGACTCGACCCTGCGGCGGCGGCAGCTACTGCTGTAGCAATACTATCGATGGCTTCTTGAATCTGCGTGCTACCAACCAAGTGGTCAACCGGCTGATCGTGAGCGATACTCGGGAACCGAGCAGGCAAGCCGTCGATTTGCTCCCAAGACCGGGTGATCGGGTTAAGCTGCTTATTAGACAGCTCAGCGAGAATGGCGTTCGTATTAAACCCCCACTGACCGCCAACCGTATGGTACTTAATACGGACCTGCCCGGAGATGTTCTTGCGTAGAAAACGAATAGAACCTGCAATCGGCCGCTTAAGCGACTTCATTGCATCGACGAAGTAGTGACCGATAACGTAATCGACACCTTCGGCATACAGGTTACCATTGGCATGGTTACGCAGTTCCAACGTCTCTATATAGAACGGTGCGGCGTGTGGAATGATGAAGTAATAGTCGTCCTGCCCGGGGGTTTGTAGCGTTTGTACTTCGGCAGGGATGAGGTTGCTCGGGTTCGAGCAATATAAGTCTTCTGCATAAAGACCAGTATCGGAGTGCGTGGACATGTGGGTCTCCTACGGAACGCTAACCCTTATTGAAAAAATCGAGCACATAGAATTGTCGACTAAATATCTAACTATAATAATGATGTGGACATTTAAGCGAGGAAATACCAATGTATCAGTTAGTGCGTGCACGTTATCGTAAAGATCGGCGTGCCGGCCGTTGGATAGAAGCTGACCTTGCCGGAGCCAATCTGGCTACTTTAACCACGCTATACGGTGACGTCTTTTTATACATAACCTGGCCAGGTTTTGCCGGAATAAAGGCGTTACGCTTCAATAACACGTACACAATGCGTCAAGGCCTACCTGCGGATATTACCGTGCAGGCATGGTTAACCCAAATTGGTAACATTACATTGCCATGGGAAACAGAACTACCAAATGAAGAAGTACGTTTAGTCGGGTATGCCCAGGCTTGGCATGCCGGGTATGATGTTCAAACCAGGGCGCGTAACGGCAACCTTGATTCTAATATAAGTACCTTTGAACAAGAAGATCTCTTGGTAAAACACCCTAAGTTCGAACCTGACTATATTGACCAACATTGCCTGTTTTCAGTTAACGGTTTTATCCATCTAACTGATAGTGGTACGGATGGTGTACGCATCGTAGATGGTAACAAAACGATACGTAAGGGTAACGATAACCAAGTCGGGGTTATCTCTTTCGAAGACATCGGTAAGATTCGTAAGGTGCCGATTACCGAAGAGATGTTATCCAAACAAAATCCTGAAACCAATTATAGTTCTGTTGTTTACGCCACAATGCCAGATGACGTTGAATTGGAAGGCAAAACGATATTGTTGGTTTTAGGTGGTTATCTACATCCTTTTAGCCAAACGTACATCCGTGTGGCGGATAGAACATGGCGTATCGAACTTCAAAATATTTTGTTCTTTGAACGTTATATTGAAAGCGTACGCGGAATGGACATGTCGGCGCTAGGGTTGTCTGATGACCCTATCAATAAAACATTATTCTCTGTTGAAGAGATGTTAAGTGATACCGCGATGGTCGGATATCTGACCATGTCTCAATCGTTTTTTGTGATAGTCGACGCACCAACAATGTTTCACGATATCACACCATTGGAATACGCTGGATTTCCAGGGCGTTATTTAAATCGGGATGGTCGTCAACTACCAATCGTTGGCGCATATGGTCGGCAGCTTGAATACCACACGATTCACGAGCACGGAATTTGGGTTTACGTCTGTAGTAACAATTTCCGTTTTGATTATACGGCTAATACTGCTAACTGGACTCGTCAACGCCTAGTAAACGCAGGTTTGTGTCCAGGTACTCCGCGACGGCATGCCGAAGCATATCTTCGCTTACTGGGTACCGAAGGGTAAGTAAATAACGGCATAAGCCCTCCCCGATCGGGGAGGGCTATATGTCATTTCGAGGTGTGGTTACGCCAAACTTCACGGTCATGCATTTCCCACTTGTAATCAAACAGGTAGTTATGCGCATTACCTTTTAAATTGTAACGGTCTTTTGAAACCGTTAGTTTAACGAAGGTACGGAACCCAGGTTTGGTAGTTAGTGGTACTCGGTGTACGTGGCGGTTGTCTACACGCATTAAGACATTTGTGCCAAACGTCTTAACATTTTCGTCTCTCGCTTGCCGTGACATTTCTGCAAGAGACAGGACACAGTCGTCGCTCAACTCAAAGTCCTGAATACAGAACTCGGTTGGGTAACTATCACACCAGAGATAGTTAACATCCCCTGTACCAAAGCCGTCACTATGCCAGCCAGGTCGGTTGCCCATGTTGTCTGGAGTTACGTAAAGGTATTTTACAGTAAGGTACAGATAGTCATCGTTACCGTATTCAACAAACGGTAACAACTTAAAGATCCACTGTAGCGAACGTGGTATCCGCACCACACTTCGTGGCATGCGTATTGGCATGTACTGGATGAAACACATCTCAGATGGTTCCAAAACAACATTAGCCAGAATCTCAGGTTCAACTGCTTTCAGTAACTGCATGGGCGATCCTTCAGGGGCGAAACATTGAGAAGCACGACGGGTCGATAAAGTTGATATTCATGTATTCTAACATGAACACCTTAAACGCCAACACTTCGTCTTGTTTATCTTCAATGGTGAGACGTGACACGTCATGTTCGAAAAGGCGTGGTACGATCAGGTTGAAGCCTTGGGTGCGGTTCAATACGAGTGCTGATAGGTGTTGTTTCAGCCATCCGTTGAAATCGTACATAAACGCTACAGCATAGTTAGACGTAAGGAACGTCGGAGTAAGATGCAACGCAGGCCAAGATCTGAAAGTAATCGTTGGACTAAATCCAAGACGGTAGGTAAACAACTGAGTAAACAACTCCATCCCTTCATCATCCAGCGTATACGGATAGATGTTGACATCAATCGAAATGTCACTATTGGGACGGCCTTCGTTTATAGCTATCTCGTTTTCACCGAGGATGCGGATCAGTGGTGCGATAATGCCAGTCATCACCGAAGCGTGCAGCGTATCGTTATTACGCTTAGCGTATTTCTCAGTAACCTGTTGGTCGGTTAACCGACCCATCGTCAACTTCGACCAATGATCAGACTCACGGATCCAATAGTCATTAGACCGCATTAAGTCTTTTGCGACATCTTGGTTTAACTGCGCTATCGTCGCAATCCTGGTATCGAAGATCGAGTCGGCATCGATATAGATGCGAGACTGTGACATGATTACATCCACTGCTTACGGAACAGGACGATGGACATCAACCCCAATACACCTGGCATCGACATTACATCGAAGGACGATTCGGCAGGAATATTGGTGGCGATGAAATCAGTATCTACCACGTCCTTAGCCAACTTCGTGGAGATGAAGAACATGTTGTTGATTGCGTCAACGAACAACCGGTCGATGCCATGCATTACCGAAGTTGCCATGAGCATCTGTTCAAACTTGATCAGAGAAACATGGACTGCCATATCACAACGGATCGCGTCCCAAACACCTGCTTTCAACAGGGTGGGCGACGCCAGATACCAGTTGAGGTTAGTGGCGACGTCATCGGCGGCCAACACCATCGCTTGTTTTAATTTATCAGCGGACTCAACACTGAACGAAGCAAAGAAGTTTTCTTTAGCTACGTCGTAAATACGCTGACATTGATCGAGTTGGTTTTCCATGGTTGGTTCCATTTTACAGGTTGTTAGAAATATGCATCGCTTTAAGAATGACACTAAGCGATTCAGTAGCTTTTACTGTGGACGGGGTGTTAGCCATGATGGAGTCTAACGACACACTACCTGTCTCGTAAATAGACTTGTTCATTGCGGCGTATGACTTGGCGTCACCAGCACGGAACTTAACCAGCTCCAGCAACATCTTGTCCAGGCCTTTAGAAAGGTTAACCTGAATTTCCGGATACGACATGCGTGAGCCTTTACTCACACCAGTAGCCTGACCGGTAAGCTGGTCAACTACGTTATCGTTATCAGGTACCGACATCTTACTTTCCAGAGTCTGTGCTTGACGACGGAACGGAACGATGCCCACCATATACTTCGCAGGGGTCTTACGCACCATGCCAGTATCTTGGTCAGTAAGGTACAGATGTTGGAACAGTGAACAGCCCAACTCCTCACCAACCTCGACGTTGCGGGTAAGTGACATAGCCGCGCCATGGAAGTTCGGATTGAATATAGAAAGGATTTCTTCACCGTTGGCGAGACGGTTCATCCAGTCATCGAATTCGATATCGCTGGTTCTGGCGAAAAGTTCCTGGTAGATCTTTACGTTCTCGCCGCCTGGTAAAATACGTTCAATGAAATATAAAATTTCTTTCTCAGCAAGTTCGCGCATTGACATGATAAGCGTTCCAGTTTAAATGGATCAACATATCATTCCTTTTCCAGTGGAACTATGCAGAGCGGCATATAGGAAAGCACTAATTGCGGTGCTTTCCTATAAAAGAAGTTTACCCACAGTTTTTCCATTTAATGAACAGCAGCTGTCATCATTCGGCCTTGAGCTAACGTAGTTAGATCGCTGTAATACGAGCTAACCCTCAGAGTCGTATTAGATGGGAAACGGTTTAACATGAGAAACGGTAAGACCTCGTTAATGAACGATACAGACCATTCGGTGAAGTTACTGGTATCAATCAGTTTAATACGTAGATTGAACGTATCGCTGCTATACTGAGAGAGCAGTTGGTGAAAGAAAGCATTAAGCTCACGCACAGTGCGTAAGTCACGTGGACACCGATGCAGGAAGTCTTCTGCTAACTCGATATCACGTGAACGGATTAAGTAAAATGCTTGAGCGATAATACAGTTTTTCGGCTTTGCCATTTGGGTGTTCCTCGAATGCTTTCAAAGCGGATGCACAGCGCCATGTCCTATCCCTTTTGGTTATTTGTCTGGCCTATCTCGGCCACATAGTTGACTGTAGTCAGTTGTCTTAGGTAGTTTACCAGTAAATGCCGGTGACAAAACCTACCAGGTGAACAGTAGCAACCTAAGGCGATTTTCTCTAGACGTAATAAAGACCCCCAAAAGTTAGGATTAACTTGGCGGCTATAGTCCAATATGTCATGATACATCTGAGTATATTTTTCATCAGATACAGTCCCGGCTTTATGCCCCATGACCATATCCCACGACGGTGCAACTTGGCTATAACCACTCTTAACAGTGGTATCGATAACAACGATACCACTGTCGAGGGCTTTCACTAAACGCCATTTAGCGATTTGGTACGTATAGACATCCATTACGCACAAAGTGCTTCGGCAACAGGAAGAACCTTAGCACCAGCGGTAATGCGCTCGGCGTTAAACTTAAGCGCTGAGGCCTTCAGTTTATCTCTGTCTTCTTGAGTACCCCACCAGTACGGCACGTACAGACCTTTACGCATGCGCTGCATATCGCGAGTAGAAAGGAACTTCAGTGGGTGCAGATTCGTTTCTTCTTCGAATACCCAGTAACCACGGGTTTGCAGAAGTGCATCCCAATCGTAGCCGATCGCTTTGAGATCGTCATACAATTCTTTTGGAGTGCAGAACAGTTGCTCTGGGTCGGTGCGGTGGAACAGGATCTGCTGAAGCATTTCCGATTGGATCTCAACAGCACGACGCAGCTTCTCACTACCGTTCAGCTTAGCGCGAACTGTGGTACGCGACAGTGTGATATCCGGCACCAGCTCAACGAAGTAGTTACGGTCGTTACCACCAATACCGAAACCATTTTCACGGCAGTAGTGGAACTCGCTCAACGATGGCAGATAACCTTCGGTCTGAGACATGATGATCGGCATTGGCAGACCAGTGATCCCGCCCTTACCACGCAGGTTCTGGATTTCCAACAGCTTCAGGTCAGTATCCCCTTCCATAGCTGTACGGTTGTCCAATGGGTATTGTGGCATCTTCTCTTTGTTCACAAGCGGTTTATTGCTCATGATATCCCAGACGTTGTGTGGGATCGAGTAGAAGCCTGGGCCAACACCTTTGATGGTCGTGTCCCGTTTCATGTGACTCAGGTTACGCTTATCAGTTGGATACATCTCCATGTTGATAATGTCGCCAACGTGAGCTGTCATGATGATGTACGAACCAGTCTGGCTGGTTATCGTAGGCAGCTGGTTAAACAACTGGTTCTTAGCCTTACCACTGGCCATGGCGTCGGTGTTGTTCTTGCTGTCACCAACCTTGTTCTTCTCGTACATGTCCTGAACTTCTTTGATCTGGAACTTCGAGAAGCTGTCGATCAACAGGCTGGTTGGCATGTACGCTTTACGTTTAGCGCCGTCCTTATCAATGAACGGAGTGGTGAAGGTGTACTTCTTCGGATCTTTGGTCTTTTCGTAGACCGTGTCACGGAAGAGCTTCATCAGGTGGTCGCCGGTATAACGCGACAGGTCGGTGAAGGTGAAGAGATCGTCTTCTTCCCAGTTGATATCCCGCAGTGCTTCATACATCGCAGCAATAGCTTGGAAACGCACCATTGGAGACAGGGTGCCTTCGGTATCGTAGATCAACCCAGATGCCGTCATGAACGCACGACGGATCATAGCCTGCATGTAGATAGCCAATGCAGTCTTGAAGTTGTTTGGTCGTGAGGCGATCCCGGTAATAGGTCCTACACCACCCATCAGGATGGATTCACCATGACCACCTAATTCGTAATGACCAGTTGGAACGTCAAGCATACCACCTACGTTAATCGGTGGTCGGAAAAGTGGTTTATCGATTACTTTACCAAACATGTGTTAAGATCCTTCATCTGAGGCGTTAAGCTAACAACTAATGAATACGTGGCGTAAAATGTTCTTGTGCAACCTATTAGATTAGACCCCTCGCAATTGTAATCTTTTTTCTTTTTCTAATTCTATGGTCTTCACTATACTCACCAAGGGTTACCACCATGTCGTTATTACAAGAGTACGCACCAGTTATAGAGGAAGCTGTTTCCGAAGAACTTCCTGCCGAGACCACCAATGGCTTGGGTGATCTGTTGGAAATCTTCGAAACTGTTTCTCAGGAAGCTTTTACTGTAGGTGACGTAAACAACTACCTTCAGCGTAAAGCAGCCAAGATCAGCGCCGCCATCCGCGATAACTTCCATGCGTTGACTACCTGGAACTTTAAGCGTCCAGAACAAATCAACGTGTCGCCACTCAGCCGTGCGTTGAACACCCGTGAATTCACCGATCTGGCCGAACTCACCATCAACGTCCCGATTGGCTTCCAGGGTCAGCTGTTGGATTTCATCACCGTACTCTCCAAAGAGTCGTTGCCTGTAGCCACAGGTATGTTGGTGGACATCCTCAACCCGTCGCAGAAGTGTTTCAGCTACTACGTGAACAACCCGGGCGATACGAAAGAAACCCGTGAGTTGATCTTAAAGCCAAAATACAGCTTTGCTGATCTCGACCGTATCCTCAAAGCAGAAGCGGCTTTCCAGATTGCTGGTAACCACCGTTCGACTGCTTGTGTACAGGACGTATTCGAAACCAAGCAAGCGATCACCACCACGGCCGATCTGCTCAACAAGGTGAACTTCACTCTGTGGCAACAGACCTCACCTGAGCGCGTACACGCTGAAGTTGAGAAGCTGGTTAAGATCTCCACTGTTCTATTCGGTATCCTTGAAGGTAACGAAGTGTCGGATACCAGCGCTGTGTTCGTTAAGAGCCTGATGGGTCAGTTGGTTGAAGTTGGTCGGTTCGTCGAGTGGTACGCCACACTCATGACTCGCCTGGGCGACATCACCAGCGCAATGAAGCTTAACGAGAAGATCTTTCTCGACCTGCAACAGTAAGCGACATATAGCCCCTCCCGCAATGGGAGGGGCTTATACCGGCTAGGCCATTTTAACGGTGGTGTTATACGTCGTTGGAGTTGTGATGTTCGTGGGGTCTAACACAACAACCTCAGCATGGTTAAAAGCACCATGCGATGAACTGAAGTGCGAGATGTACACGATCTGCGATACCTGACCCATTTCCACTAGCTTGTTAAGAAAGGGGATAAGGTTCTGGCGATGCTGCTCATCAAACGTATTACCAAACTCATCCAAGTACAACGGATAATCTTCTAAGCCCATGAACTTCATGTAGATAAGCTTGAAAGCAAAGTTAACGATGTCTCGCTGCGAGCTACTGCCCCGTGCAATGTCTGGTGCTACAACAGCACCGTTGTTGACGTTAAGTGGGAAGTTATAGTCGAGTTCATCTTTATCAACCTTGGAAGGCAATACCTCCATCGGGTAGGTCCAAATCTCACCTACAACAGCATTAAGCAACTTTACGATGTTCTGCATGAAGCCCATTAAGTAACGCCCGATTAAACCATCGGTAGGACTCATCGCTTTATTCAGTAACGTAAGGTCACCATGCCATTGTTGCGCTTCTTTGTGCTCACGTTCGATATCCTTGAGGGTATGTTCACGCAGCTCAAAGCGATGTAGCTTAGTTTGGAGATCTGACAACTTAAGCCCAGTGCATTTAATCTCCACGTCAAACCCTTGATTGACCAGATCAACAATCTGTTGATTAACCTGAGCCATGTACTTCTCGAGTCGTGTGGTGATATTTTGCAGGTTGTCGCCGTATTTATCTACCCGATCCTGTACCGACTTCAGGCCTCTTGCTTTAAGCGAATGGTCCTGTTGTCGTTCAGCAATGGTGACGATCTTACGTTCTAACTCCTCCTGACGCTTCCTTAAGTAGTCAGCAGCACTGTGATCGACGTTCGCATAGCGTTCTAACTGCTCAGACACATGTATACCGCGTTGAGTACGCTCAACCAGCTCGATATAGAGCGTTTGGACGGTTTGCCACCTAATGACCTCAGTAAGGTGTAGACGTGGCTCTACGAACATTGTACGACGTTCTACGGCTAAGTCCCATATTGGCCGATAAATGTCATATTGCCGAACCATTGTCCTAAAGCGATTAACAAATGTTAGGTAGTCATCATACTGCTCGATGTACTCCTTCAATTTGATCTGCTCACTATCCAACTCAGCGATAGTCGCTGCTAAGTCAGATACCCGTTTAGCACAGAGGGTTATTTCATCTGGAGCAACCCCTGGCTTAAACGTATGGGTACAGCTAGGACAAACGATGTCATCACAACCCCGTAGTCGTGCCAGTCGTTGAGTAGCTTCGCCGTGGCGCATCTCTAACGAATCTAACCGTGCTTTATTTTCGGAATACCCCTGCCGAGCTGAGGTGCCCTTACTGTGGTTAAACCGGTCGTCCAGGTTATTCGGGAATTCCTGGATCAATGTCGTCCAGGTATCCATCATGGTACCCAACATACTTTTCGAATATGGGAATACGTCGTGGCGCACTATCGGCCAAACCCCATCGTACGAAGCGAGCTGTTGTTCCAGTACGGCTAAGCGTTGTTTATTTTCCTGGAGTTCTGTTTCAAGTTGTTGGATCTGAGCAGGTGTGCCGAATTCAACTTCAGGTACTTTCTGACGTTGTACTTCATCCAACTCATTAGCCAGCTCTTCTAACTGAGTCTTCGAGGTTTGTGCCTGATGTGCTTCAACCGAGATCAGTGAGTCAAGTGCACTGCGTGAAGACAACCCATAAAGAATTGCTTCGTTAGGCTGGCTTTCCATGATCTGTTTAGCATGAGCACGCAAGCCCTGATACTGGGTTTGGAAATCTGGTGGACTGTCAAACTCAATCGGTGCATTACCACGAGCACGATACAGACTCTGCAAACGTTCAGTAAGTGTGGTTATCTCATCACGATAGATCTGCATCTCACCGTCGCTGGGGAGGTCGATGTTCTCAGACGACAT